GGTTGCTACTGGCATGGGTCACTTGCTCATCCATCGAAGGATATCCATCGTCCACGATGGCATTTGGTTCATCAAACCGATTGATTTGTTTACGTCCTGCATCGCGTCGCCGCTCATCATTTGCGACTTGCCAAGTGCGCCCGCTTCTTGAAGCGATGCGCCGCCGATCAACGCGCCGATTTCGGTAGCAAGCGCTTTCGGAAGTTCGTTGATGATGACTTCGGCGAGCGAGCCGCCCTGCGTGGCAAGGCCTTGCGAGAATGCTTCACCGATACCCATCGCGCCCGCAGGCGTCGCGGCAGGAGCGCGCGCGGTGATTTGCTCGGCCACCATGCGCGAGAATCCGAATTCCTCGATGCGCCTGCGCTGGTCCATTTGGGTTTCTTCGAGCGCCGATGCTGCGCGCTTGCGCACGTCGGGCAGGGATTGAACTGCACCGACACCCATCGTGGCAGCGCCGAGCGCGAGGCCCGCCGCTCCCAGGCCGAGCCCTAGCCCGCCCATCGCGCCCACCTGAGCGAGCCCACCGAGCATTCCCAAGCCCTTGCCACCGACGCCGAATTGGCCGAGCGCTCCCTGCGTGCGCATCGCAGACTCGCCGAAGCTCTTTAGCTTCTTGTTGCTCGAGTCAGCCGCAGCGTTCAGGCGGTTGAGTTCGCGGCGCGCCGAATCTGTCGCAGCCTGCAAGCCCTTCGAGTCGCCAGTAATGGCGATATTGACGCGTGAGATTTTAGCCAAGGCCCGCCTCCTTTATCGCCTTCTCAACCTCGGGCTCGACGTAACTGGGCGCCGCTGCGGAGAGGATGCCACGGTATTTTTTGATCCAGTTGCGAGGAGCGGATCGGCCAATCGTGGTGAAGTTGAGAGCCTTACCGCGCTCCCCGCGTTGTTTCAGCAGGATGCGCTCGGCATTGGTTGTCTTGCGCTTGATCGCGTGGCCATTCTCGAGCCAACCGAGATACCAGTGAGGCGTCAGGTACGAGCCGTCGATGCGCTTGATACCGACGCCGAGCCACGTCACAAGCCCCTGCGCGTAGCCCTTCGTCTTTGTGATGACTGCCCACTTCAAGTGCACATTGGGGCGCACGGCACCGCGCACCTTCTCGGTTGCGCCACGCTTTCCAAACGGAGCGGTGGCTTCGAGCGTCTTCTTTGTGAACTTGCTCCACTTCGTGAGCCCGCGCCGCATCGCGTTTCGCGCTTCGTCCTTGCCGAGGCGCAGCAACTGGTGGTTGACACGTTGCAGCGCTTGCTCGTCAATTTCGCAGCCGAGCGCGAATGTCTTGTTTCTTGAACTTGCTTGCGATGTCATGGGAAAGCCCTTTGTGTCCTTTCATCGCGAGCAAGACTGCGAGCGGGGTATCTAAACGCACCTGAATTTGCGCCGCACTCAGGATTTCGCGAGCGGCGCTGGTAAGTCCAATCCCTCCACGTAGAGCGGCTCGATCAATCGAGCAAGCCGAATCACGGTGGGGGCGTTGCAAAAGTCCTTGACGTACTCAATCGAGACAAACGCTTGGCGGCCGTCTTTCTCAAGCAAGTGCTGCCACACGTACCACGCAGGCATAAACTCGCCACGCGCTTCGGCGTCTTGCGCAGCGATGAAATGCGCGACGGTCGGCCGAGCGAGCGTAACCGTCCCACCGTCGAACTCCACGACGGCAGGACGCGAAAGGAAAGCGTCGATGATTGAGGGGCTCATTCGGTCACCGTGATCGCATTCTGGGAGAAGAGAAGCGTAGCGGTCAACCGCGCGACGTCGTTGGGAGCGACGGAAAGCGAAATGTCTTGCACAAACGCCTTGCCCTTAATCGACTTGCCAGTAGCCCAAATCACTTCGCATTCATTAACGATCGAGCCAGCGTCGATGTTGCTGAGGATTCCGATATTGGTAGTCGCGGAATCGTAAAACACCTCGATTTGAACCGTGCCTTCCATAAAGCCCTGCACGTGGTGCTTGTGCCCATCACCGATGGCGGTGACGTCGATTTGCTGGCGAGTGACGTTGACGGTTGCGGCGCTCACGTCGTCGATAATCGTGGCGCCGAACTTTACACTGGCTGCGGTGGTGGGTGATGGCATGGCTTATGGTCCGTCGTAGTAGATGCTGTGAGTGTTCTGCGCGACGTAGAGATACACCTCATCGCCGTTCTCGGGTTGTGGATCCTGCAACGCTTCAAGCGTGTTGCACACGACCGATGCCGAATCGAGGGCGCCGAGACTAAGCAGCGCTGCGCGCGCCTGCGCTGCCACCGTCATCGCGGCCGTCGGAGTGTCGGCAACTGCGTTTATGGTCACGTCGTAACGGCACGTAATCGCGCTCGCGCCGAGCACCGCACGTTGCGCGGTGGTTACTTCAAACGTGATCGCTGGAACGGTCGAAGTCTGCAAGCGTGTGCCCTGATAGACACGCGAGCCCGCGTTTGTCTGCGCGTCGAGCCATTCGACGATCTTGGTTTCAATGGCCATTACGAAACCTCCACTGCGTCGATGATGGCCACGCGGCGACGTTGGTCCATGTCGCGAATCCCCGCGATGCGGTACACCTTGCCGCCGTAGCGCAAGCGATCTACTTGCGTCACGCTCAATCGCGCGATGTTCGGCCACCGCGTACGGAACTCCATGCTTCCAACGGTCACGACGCCATCGGCAACGAACGATTCACTCGGCATCGCTTCGCGCATATCGCAGCGCATATAGCCCGCACTGGTGAACACGGTCGTGCGGCGGCCGACACCGTCAAGCGACGTCACCGCAGGTGCTCGCATCACTTCAACTCGAAAGCGTGTGAGCCCCGAGGAGATCATCGGAACGGCCCTCGCACGCGCAAGTGCTCAAGCATGAATTGTGCACCGAGCGGCACGACGACGAGCCCGACCGGCTGAGCGGCTTCAGGGTTGTTGTAGTACAGGCCAACCAATGACACGATGGCTTGAACCACTTCGTTCGGCTCGGTGGCGTAGCCGCCAACATAGGTAACGGTCGCAAGCGTTCCCTCTTTCATCGCGGGCTCGTCAAGAAACTCGATCGCGGCGAGATCCTGCGACAAGTCCACCCAGTAATCGGTTCCGCTTGTCATCGTTACCGTTGCGCCACTCGTGTTCGTGTAAGCGATCGACGTAAGCGATACGTACGGCTGCACCGCGAACACGGTGCGCTTCCAGTCGCGCAGGTACATCGTGCGCGATGCCTGCGTAAGAGATAGCCCCGTGTAGCGTTCAACCCACGACGTAGCGACACCGATGAGCCGTGTTAACTCGGTGTCGTCGTCGCTGTAGTCGATCTTCAGCGCCGCTTTGACGGTTGCAAGTGTGACTGCCATTTAAACCCGCGATGGGGGTTTCCCCCCACCGCGAGCGAGGTAAGAAAAAGCGCTTCGTAAACTGCTGATATCAGCAGGTGATCGCAGCGAACGCGTTCGCGAGCATCAACTTGGAATCGGTGCGCGCGTACGTGTAAAGAGTGACTTGGTGCGTGCTTGCCGCCGAGTACGGATCGACGAGCGACGTCATGCCAGTGCGGTCGAAAATCTCAAAGTAGTTGAAGTCGCCGACGATGGCGAAGATGTTGCCGTTGCTCGTTGCAGTCGGGACGTATTGACCAACGCGATACGGAATGCCGTAAATCGTTCCGGGCACGCCACCTGAGAGACCAGCGTTATCGCCAATCTTCCAAATGTAGTCGGTCGTATTCACCTTCAACTTGCGAACGACGCGCAAGAACGTATCGGAGAAGAACCACGAGAAACGCGGCGAGGCGCGGTACTGCGGAGCGACAAGGTGTACGGTGTCAATGACGTTGTCGCCCGTCACCGTCGTGATCGCTGCGCCACCCAAGTCGGTGACTTGGGTCGCCGTCGTAATCTTGCTGCTCGCCGAAGAACCTGCGATGCCTTCGGGCTGGCTCGAGTTCGTACCAATGGTGTACGCCTCTTCCATCTTGAGGCCCATCGAAAGACCGATGCGCGACGCGACCCAATCAAGGCCACTGCCGATGCCGCCTTGGCCGATGGCGTCCTCGATGAACTCTTGGCTCATCTGAGTTGCGCAAACGTACTTGTACGGCACCACGCTAATCGCAGTGCCGAAAGTCGGGTCGCTCGCGGTGATCGCGTTTGCTTCGGCAACGAGGTTCGTCGTTGGCAGGTTGCCTTCAACGGTGATGGTCCGTTTCGAGTCGATGGACGTGACAGGCGCCATCGTGCGCAGCACGTTCGCCATGTACATACGCTCGACAATGCGGCGCTCAAGGTCGGTCGGAATGCCGGCGCCAGTGGTGCTCGTTGAGAGCGCACGCATTTCGGCTTGGTCGCCACGTGCGACGGCGGAGAGCCAACGCTTGGCGTATTCAGGGCTCGAGAGATCGTGCTTGACGTCGGCAACCTTCGGAGCGCGAGCGCTGAACTGCGGCTGCGAGCGCTCTTCTTCGAGCGCCTTTAAGCGCTCTTGCGCAGCGCGAAGCGCTGCACGGTCGTTTGCTGCACGCTCGACGGCGTCGAGGTCGGCGTCAATGCGCGCGATTTTCTCGCGCTCTTCGCCGCTTCCGCGGATCTCAACGTGGTGGGTCTTCGCGCCCGTGCGTGCGGCGAAGCCTTCAAGGGTCTTGCGGTACTCGTGGACGGTGTTCTCAATCGTGTTCAACTCTTCAGACATGGCTTGTCATCCTGTGCTTGTGAATCTCGAGCCGCAGCGCCGCGGCTTCAATGGCAGCCGCGGAAACACTCCGCAGGCTCGATGAGGTCTTGTCGCCGTAGGCAGCGTCAACCACAACGCTCAACTCCACGAGTCGAGCCGCGGTTACGGTGCGTTCGGTGCGTCGTGGGTTCCACTCGTCGCGATCAACGTAGAACCCGAACGACATCTCTCCGCTCAGGTCTCCGCGCTCCAGCAACGCGCGCACGTCGTTGCCGATGCTGGTCTCGGCGATATCCGCGGTAAACCGCAGTCCGCTCGCGGTGTCGTTGAGCGTGAGCGTGCCGCTGCGCGTGCGTGCGAGCAACGCGCTCGCGTTGTGGTTAAAGAGCAGTTTGATGTCAGCGCCCGCGAGGTCACCGAAAGCGCCACGCGCGATGCGCTCTTTGAATTGCGGGTTGAACGGCTCGGAGATTTCACGCGACCACTTGCCGTATGGAATCGCAAGGCCTGCGAGCGTGCGGCCCGCTGGTGCACCGATGGTGACGCTGCGACGTTCAAGCGAAGTCATTTACGCTCCCTGCGCTCGTGTCGCTGCCTGCGTTTGTAGTGCCGCCGCCCGTGCCCATGTTCTTCGCGATGATGGGCTCATCGAGACCATCGAGCGGCGAAAGGTTCAGGTACTCGCGCGCTTCGTTGCGCGTGATTACTCCGGACTCAACGCCAGTGCGTAGTGCAGCCATTTGCTCCGCAAGCGACGGACGCGAGATCATGTCAGCGTCAAACGTCGCCGATCCAAACGGTGCAAGTTTCGCGACGATTTCGGCCGACCACGTGCTGAACCAGTGCTGCAAGCACGCATCCACGTACATACGAGACAGCCATTCCATCGAGCCATAGGCGTTCGCGCTGTGCTCGCTCAGGTACGACGTCGGCACTCCGTAGATGCGCGAGACGTCCTCGACGCTGTAACGTCGAGCCGCCGCAATGCCAGCGTCATCGAGCGTGCTGCTAATACGCTCGACTTTCATACCTTCAGAAAGCACCAACGGCTTGCCGGCATTCGCGGCGCCCGCGTGGTGTTTCATATAATCTTCGAGCACCATTTGACGCGCGGGCGCGCCCATCGGTCCAGGCGACACGATTGCTATCTTCGGGTTACCCGCGTTTTTCATTACCTCGAGTTGCGCTTGCTCTTGCGATGCGAGCACACTCAAAGACGTGCGGCACAATCGCACTGGCGATTCACCCCACAATCCGTCAAGCCCAATGGCTCGCAGGTGAAGCATTGAAGACATCGGCACATCACCGTACAACCGCGTCTTGTAAACGGGCTCGGTCTTGGTGATGTCAAGCGTCACGCTTTCGATATCGAGCGGCAACAACTCAAGCAACTCGCCGCCGAGCGTGCGGTTGATCACGGCAAACGCGTTGCCGTATAAAAGCGCTTGCATCGTGAGCGACCGACGAAACTCGAAGCCATTCTGCCAGCGGTTTGGTTGTTGAAGCAGAGCGTTTGCAGTGCGCTCGCTCACGTCGAGCGGTACACGTGCAACGTCGTTGGCGATGAGCGAGGCCGCGCGGTAGACGGGCGTATATGCGAGCGCCGTGCTTGGCGTGATGGTGGGCATCCCCACCGAGTCGAAACCCGTGGGAAGGAGGACGCCATGCGTTCCCCAGTGGCCGAGCCATCGTTGCAACAATCCACGCAGCATTGGCGTATTTGGCACACTGCAAACGTGCAGCATTACACCTAAACGCTATTGCTTGAAATAATTCTCGGCTTCCTCGTCGTACACCGAGCGCTTCGCGCCACCCCAAACGTGCGTCGCAATGATGGACGCCACGAGCGGATCGATGGCGCAGAATTCCCGCGACTTAATTGGCCGAATGTTTCAATTCTGATCGCGCTGGGCGTGCGCGTCGGCGCACGCGCGGCGCAAGATCGGGTCATCGCCGATCACGAGGCGCGAACCCGCCCATAGGTTCTGAAAGAGGTTGCAGCCTGGCCCGAAGGTCGCGATCCCCATTCGGTAGACCACGAGCGGCACACCATCGGCTTGCAGTTGCTCGGCCAAGTACTTCGAGCCCCACGCGTCGTAGCCGACGGCCTTGACGTCGAACTCGTCACGCACCGCGAGGATCTGAGCGCGCACTGAGTCGTAATCAATCTCGCGGCCTGGCGTCAATGTAATCTTGCCATCGGAAGCCCACGATCGGATCGGGTAGCGGTAGTCCAGTTCGCGCTGGGCGACTTCGGCCCTCGGCCACCAGTAATGGCCACGCAGCGCCACGCGGCCGTTGTCGAGCGGCACGGCCACAACCATCGCGGTCATGTCCAACGATTTGGATAGGTCAAGGCCAACCCATGCGGGCTTGCCTTTCAGCGCTTCCCAGTCAATGCGCTGCCCACCCGGCCATAGGCTCATATCGAGCCAGCCGCCCGTATTCTCGTCACACCTAGCGGCGTGGTAGCGGGCGAACTCGCCGCGCCCCATCGCCGAGCGCTTCATGGTGTTCCACGAGCGCTTCAGGCTTACTAGGTCGGGCTGCCCGTGCTCGAGGCCAGGGTTAGCCTTCACCCACGTTGACTCATCCTCGAGCGGG